ACCACCTTGTTTGTTATACAATGATGATGAGGGTTTATCAATCATGTGTGAAAAACTAATGGGACAAAATTTCATTCAGTTTGTGGTGAAGAATATACTACATGTTCATGCTCGTAGACATCCACAAAAGAGAATGTATGTAAAAGGTGAGGATAATCCTTATTCATTTATAAATCAAAAGAACACTAACTTTCAAGATTTATTGAATCTTTCAAGACAAAACATACAGACATTACTAACTGAGCAAGGTCAGTTTAAAGACTATAGTGATTTGGAAAAGATATTGGAGTCGAAATGAAGAGAGCTTTAATTACAGGCATTAACGGTATGGATGGTAGTCATCTTGCTGATTTTTTATTAGAAAAGGGATATGAGATATACGGAATGGAAAGAAGAACTTCCTATCCTAATCGATTGAACACTAAACACTTAGAGGGAAAGATAACATTTATCAACGGTGATTTGACAGACCAAAATTCTCTGCGTAGATGTTTGGTAAAATCAAATCCACATGAGGTTTACAATCTTGCTGCTCAGTCATTCGTGGGTGAGAGTTGGAACACACCTGAACAAACAGGTGATGTAACTGCTCTTGGTGCTCTAAGGATGTTGGAAGCTATAAGAGAGTATGGTAAGGATGTTAAATATTATCAGGCATCAACATCTGAGATGTTTGGTAGGATGGTAGAGAATCCAGCAAAAGAAACCACACCGTTTTATCCAAGAAGTCCTTATGGGGTTGCTAAACTGTATGGTCATTGGATAACAAAGAACTACAGAGAGTCTTATGATATGTTTAATGTGAGTGGTATTTTATTTAATCACGAATCAGAACGCCGTGGTATAGAGTTTGTGACTCGTAAGATTACCGATGGAGTTGCTAAGATTCATTTAGGAATAGAGGATTACATTACTTTGGGTAACTTAGATTCAAGAAGAGATTGGGGATATTCACCTGATTATGTAAAGTCAATGTGGATGATGTTACAACAAGATAAACCAGACGACTATGTGATTGCGACTGGTGTTGAACATACTATTGGAGAATTTTTAGATATCGCCTTTAAACGAGTTGGTATTGATAATTGGTCTAAGTATGTATTACAAGACGAGAGATATATGCGACCGGCAGAAGTTGCTGTTCTATGTGGTGATTCATCTAAAGCTCGTGATGTTTTAGGATGGAAACCAGAAACTTCATTTGAACAAATGATATTTAATATGGTAGATAAAGACATAGGTTTATTGTCATGATAAAGGTAAAGATACAAGAACCATTTGTAGGTAAAAATAGAATTTCTTTCTTTGGTTTTTACACACTTAAGAATCAGTTAAGTGATTACAGTATAGAGATAACAGATTCCAACGACCATGATTACTTATTTGTTGGTGCTCATAATATATTGAATAAAGGTTTAAGTTTAGAAGATAGTGTTGATTATGGTCTTGAGACTTGTAAGAACATAACTGGTGATTACTTTTTATTTGATGGGAGTGACTCTACTTCTTTGATTGGTTCGTATGAAGTATTTGAACAGAGTGACGCTAAGTTTTTATTTAAGAATCAGCTGTTAAAAAATAGAGAGGACTATCTAAAACCAACTGTGTTAAACAAATGGTTTTTCGGAGATGGTTCTGATTTAGACAAGGGATATGACATACCAAAAGATGTTTGGGATAGAATAAAACTATCTGGTTTTAATCTTGGTTATTTTCAAGGTGATAGGTTTAGACCTGATGTTTACCAAGAACATCCAGTATGTACAGAAAAAACTATAGATTTATGTGCTATATATCAAGGGTTTCATAAAGAAAATACAGAACATTTAATTAGAAACGATATGTACTATACAAAACACCGAAGTGGTGCATGGGATATCATTGGTGATAATCCTGGTTATAGTTTTGTCAAAGATAAGTTACCTTTTGAACAATACATGAATACATTATATCAATCTAAACTAGCTCTATCACCGTTTGGTATGGGAGAGGTTTGTTACAGAGATTTTGAGATACTTGATTTGGGTGTGGCTATGATAAAACCAACTATGGAAAATGTAGTTACTACACCAGATTATTACATAGAAAATGAGACATACATTCCTGTTGATTATGATTGGAAAAATTTAAACGAAGTTGTCTTGGAAACGCTTGACAATAACGATAAAATTGAGTATATTATAGGTAAGTCAAGAGAGACGTACAAGGAGATATATTCTGCTCATAATTTTTGTATGTATTGGTATAATTTTTTTGCTAATTTAAGTGGAGTTGAAAATGATTAATTTTATACAAATTGGTACATCTAATGCACACGACCATTGTTATCGTTTTGTGAAAGACCAAGATATAGAATTTGGTGTGTTAGTTGAACCTATGAGTGAAATGATGACATTGGCTAAAGAGTGTTATGGTTCATTGTTACAAGAAAAAAATATAAGTACGGAGACTATTGCTATAGTTCCTGAAGATAGAAAAGAAGACAAGGTCACAATATGGTATCATTGGCCGAACACGGCATTCAACTCTATTTTTAAAGAACATACAAATTCATTTAACCAACCAGATCCTGTAAAGAGTTTTGAGGTTGATGCTATGACCATAAATGGGTTGTTCGAAAAATACTCAGTTACAACCTTAGACTATTTGTTTGTTGACACCGAAGGATTGGATGGTGAAATTTTGATGTCAATTGATACGGACAAGTATACAATAAAAGAAATTATGTTTGAACATCACCACCTTAGAAGAGGCAAATATGGAATGAACATCTTGAAAGAAAAGTTTGAACCTCTTGGATATACGTTTAGTGGGGTAGATTCTTTAAATACGAGAATAAAATTAACATGATAACCACCACTATATCTACAAATAATAATTTAGATTACTTAAAACTAGCAATTAAGTCGGTAAGACAAAATGCTTATCACAAGGACATGCCTATAATTGTTCACGCTGAAAATTGTAATGATGGTACTATCAATTGGTTAGATTCTAATTACACAAAATATGATTTAGAATATTATGTAGACGACAACGATGACCCGAAAGGTATAGGTGGTGGTATGAACTTTTGTGTCGATAAAGTCAAGACCGAGTTCGTGAATATTATTCATTCTGATATGTGGATTGCTCCTAATCAAGACTTGGAATTATTGAAGTTGTATGATGATATCGGAGATACCAAATTAATTGCTTCGTCTTTTAGAATACAACCAAGAATATTTGTCAACGATCCTGATTACAGACCTGGCACGGTGTTTGTAGATACGGATGAATTTGGAGCATATGCTGAAGATTTTGATTCTAATTCATTTGATAAATGGGCTACAGAGTTTTCACAAATGAATGGTGAGTTAGAAGTTCGTAAAGGTGGTGGTGCTGGGTTCTTCTGTAGAGTCGAGGATTATAAATGGATAGGTGGGAATGATGATTTGTTTAGACCAGCTTCGTGGGAAGATAAAGATTTATTCATCCGTATGCAGTTAGAGGGATACGAATTTAAAATGATACCACAATCTGTTGTATGGCATTTTTCTGCTCGTGGTAGTCATTTTAGGGATGAGGCTAAAGATAAGTTTCATATGAAATCAAAAAGACAACAAGAGGCAGAAGAAATTAACATGCGTAAATGGGTGGATAAATGGGGTAGATTACCAATTGAAGATGAAGATACTTTCGTAGTACCAATTGAGGGTACAGATGTACCTACAAGAATCGAGTGGAAAAGCTATGAGTAAAATTTTATTAGTTATAACAACGTACAATCAATCACATTACACTAAGTTGTGTTTTGAATCACTTAAGAAATTAGACGACAACATAGATGTTTTGGTTGTTGATGATTATAGTACAGATGATACTGTTGATATTTGTAAGGAGTATGGTCATCGTGTCATAACAAAGGATGAACCAAAGGGTTTAACTGATTCTTGGAATATAGGATATCGTGAGTTTTTAGGAACTACTGATTACGGTACTGATTATGACTACTTTATACTTGCTAATAATGATATCTTAATTCCAAAAGGTGCTATCGGAGAGTTGGTTTCTACCTTTAAAAAATGGAATTCAAGTTTGGTAGTACCCATGTCTACTGAATATGGTGTTGGACACAACCTTACACAAAATGTTAATAACTATTATCATGGTCTTGAGGTTGATGAGCCAGAGGATTATCAACGTGTTCAAGATGAAATACTAAAGGTAAAAGAGGAGATGAGAGACTCTAACAATCTTTACCTATGCGATCCTGTTAGAATGAAAATGTTCAATGGGTTTTTCTTCATGATGAATCGTGATATAACCATCTATGAGCAAAATGATGACGAACTTTTCAAGACAGATAAAATCATGACAAAAAATGAAGACCAATTTAATTGGGATAATTTAATTACAAACGATGATTTTTCAATGTTATGTAAGACATCATTCGTGTTTCATTATAAAGGTGTATCTACTTTTAAAGTATTTGATAACTACAATAAGATATCCAACGATGTGTCAGAATGGAAAAGGCAGAGGGAGTTAAGGGGTGGATAGGATAACCTATGATACAAGTAATTATTTGTTTAGAGATATAGTATCACAATGGTTTTTTAATCGTGGTATTTTACCCTATTTTGGTTTACCGAGTTTACACTCTGAACGAGACTATGAATTGTTTGACAGAGAACATGACCAATCTACAATATGGCATAAGTGTTTCTATGAAATGATTAGGGAAGATAAAAGTTTTGACGATTCATATACAGATTTTTTACACGACATAATTAAACCAAGATTTGGGGAAGAAATAGTTTATCAAAAAATACCAACTTTCAGAGTTCACTTACCAAATAATGTATCTGTTGGGGAGTTTCATAAAGATAAACATTACAGAGATGAAAAGTGGGCTGAAAAAGTAGAGGAGTTAAACTACTTTGTACCATTAACAAAAGCATATGGAACTAATACGATATGGGCAGAGACAGAAGAAGACTTAGGTGACTATCGGGAAATGAAGGCTGATTATGGTGATTGTATAGAGTGGAGTGCTAGTAAATTAACACATGGTAATAAACAAAACATAACGTCAATCACTAGGGTTAGTTTTGACTTTAGAGTTATACCTAAATCAAGGTATATAGAAAGTGAACATTTAACAATTAACACCAAGATACCGTTTGGTATTGGTGGATATTATGAGGTTTTATAATGGATGATAGAATAATAAGTTTTATACAACCAAGTAGAAACAATCTAAAGTATCTTAAATGGTCTTACGATAGTATCAGAAAGAACTTAGGATATCGTCACGAGATATGTTGGGCTGATGATTTCTCTGATGATGGTACATGGGAATGGATGCAAGAGATTGTTCAAAAGGATAAGAATGTAAAGATACATCGTAACGAAGGTCCTACAAGATTAGGTCACACGATACTTTATGATACGTTAGTAGATATGGCGACAAGTGATATCGTAATGATATATCACGCTGATATGTATGCTTGTCCTGGTATGGATGTGGAAGTTCTAAAACATTTAGAACGAGGTAAGGTAGTAAGTGCGACTCGTATAGAACCACCTTTACATCCTCAAGGACCTGAAAAAATAATACATGACTTTGGAATTGAACCAGAAGAGTTTGATGAACAAGGATTAATATATTGGTTAAATAGTGGTATGGTGACAGAAAAAGAACCAACAAATGGAATATTCGCACCTTGGGCAATATATAAAGATGACTTTGTAAGTATCGGTGGACATGACCCGTTGTACGCTCCACAATCAAAAGAGGACTCGGATATATTCAATAGATTTAAATTGGCTGGTTACGAATTAAAACAGACTTGGCAAGGGTTTGTGTACCATATGACTTGTAGAGGTAGTAGATTCAAAGATGGTGCTATGAGGAATCCAGCAGGTCAAGTCTTCATGAAGGGTAGAGAATCATCGGAATGGTTAGCTCAGAATCTTAGGTCAACTCGTAACTTTATTCGTAAGTGGGGACATATGGTTCAACATGATGAAGTTTTACATCCTATAATTCCACCAAAATATGATGTTGCTTTTGTAGTCTATCGTTGTAGTAAACAGATGTTGTATGAGTTAGAGCCTTGGTGTGATAAAATATATTTAGACCTGAGTGATTCAGATATCATTGGTGAATATAGAAAAGAGGAACAACCAAACACTCAGTTTGATTTGGATGAGAGAATAAAACTCTATGGAACTAATAAAATATCAGAGTTACATGATATCTGTGTAGAGTTTAATGCGAGTCAATTAAATAATGAGAACTTTCAGGTGTTAGTTAACTTGTCAAAAATGCTACAAGATAGTGGTGAAATAGGTGTGATGGAATACGATATCTTTAAGTTTTATATAAAATCTTTAAATACATATGAAAGAGAGTTAATAGTATGCGAGTCTTAGTAACAGGTGGTGCTGGTTTTATAGGTACAAATTTAATAAAACAATTATTGTTAGATGGACACGAAGTTACAAGTTTAGATAATTATTCTACTGGTAAAAAAGAAAATGAAGTAGAACACAAGAATGTTCAGTATGTTGACATAGAAATGTCAAATCAATCGAGATTAGATAAAAAACTATTTTGGATATATGAACAAGATGAAATGAAACCAGATATTATATTTCATTTGGCATCTGTGGCTAGAATACAACCGTCCTTTGAACATCCTAAGTATACTTTTGAATCTAATGTTACGACAACTTTAAACATCTTGGAATATGCTAGAAGATTTAACATACCATTAATTTACGCTGGTTCATCTTCATCTAATGGGGACAAGTATGCTAATCCATACACTCTAAGTAAATCACAAGGTGAACAATTATGTAAACTATACTCTAAAATTTATAACTTACCTACCACCATTTGTAGATTTTATAATGTATATGGCCCACACCAACTTACAGAGGGAGAGTACTGTACATTGATTGGTATTTTTGAACGATTAAAAAAAGAAAATAAAACATTAACGGTAACGGGTGATGGTGAACAAAGACGAGATTTTACTCATGTAGACGATATAGTAGATGGATTAATTAGGTGCAGTAGAGCATTACAGACTCCAAATGAGTATAATGTCGGACCAGATAAGATTAGTGGTGAAATATTTGAGTTGGGAAGAGGAAAAAACTATTCAGTAAATGACATAGTAGAAGCTTTTGACGAGGATACTGTTGAATACATACCACCAATACCAGGTGAAATGAGAGAGACTTTATGTACGGATACTAAAGCTAAAGAAATGTTGGGATGGAATCCAACCAAAGATGTGGTGGATTATATCAAAGAAAACTATGGTCTTTTGTAAGACTAATTAATACTTATAAGTGTAATAGGGGTTATAATGAATAATAAACTAGGTTCTTACATCAATAATTTGATGGAAACAGTAAGAAACACAGAAGAAAAAGGTTACCTAAGAGAATTAGCTCTTGAAGAGTTAAAGAAAATAAATGACGATGTATCAGGTTTTATATTTCAACACATTGACGAAATAGAAACATTACCAGATTTTAATTCATCTCAAACAGAAGAAGTTGAAGCAGAATACTTAGAACTTTGGACTTGCGACTATTGTGGAGAAAATACAGATAAAGTCGAGTACGATTATCTTTCTGGTACAGACCATTTACAATGTGTCATTGAAAAAGAAATGGAAGGGACAAATCAATTACAAATTAACTTTGGAGAAGAAGAATGAAAATAAGTCATGAAGCTCACACAGAACTTAAAAAGATAAGAGCTGCTATGGATGATATGTATGATAAGTTAAATGTTACTTTATACAAAAAGAATATTGCTACTAAAGTAAGTTATTCAGAGGTCAATCCATTTGACTCTGTAACTGATAACTTTCAGTATATTTCATCAACCATTAGAAATCTACAAGACTCTGAAATCATAGGAGACGAATAATGTCAAACAACCACGCTCAAGACCGTTACGATCCACCATCAGTTGGTAGTGAATGGGAAAAAAACTATTTCGGTGATGTAAACATAGGTGAAGTTTTTAAACTTAGACCAGATGACCAAGCAAAGACTTTTCGTAAAGTCAAATCTGATTTTGCTTTTGATATCAAAGAATCAAAAGAAGTAAGATTAGAAGACAGAGACGAAATTTATGTCAAGTCGTAACTTTCAAAAACCGATAAGAATAAAAGGTAAGAAGCTTGTTCTTACCAAGAAGATGATTGAGGATGCTCAATCTCAGACCAAATCTAACATGGCTGCTGCTCGTTGGTTAAGTGTAAGTTACTTAACCTATCGTAAGTATGCTAAAATGTATGGTTTGTTCGAAGGACACCTGAATCAATCAGGCGTTGGTATCAAGAAAGGTTATGGTAAGTGGATAAAAGACCTTGACCAAATCCTTGATGGTAGTAAGAAGTATCGTATGAGAGCTGGATACATTAAGAAACGACTACTTAAAGAAAAGTGGGTTGAAGAAGAATGTAG